TTAGTAACGCCAGCGGTCATAACGCTGATATTTAGGCACTTTTGGTGCTTTAATCGCCTTAATAACCCACACCACCGCAATCGCCAGTAGTAACCACGGCAGCAACTTAATCATCAATGCCAGCATACCGCCGAGGAACATAATGGCCGTCGCCACAACCAGCGCGGCGATAATGCCCAGCAACGAAACGCCGGTGACCATCAGCATGACAAAAAAGCCAATCACAAAAAGTAGTTCCAGCATGATGCTCTCCCAAATATGAAATCTCTTGCTGGCATTACAAGAATCATGCCAAAAATAATCTATTGATTTAACAGCAAAACGCCCCGCGACGGTGCGCAGGGCGTGGTGAATTTGACTACTTTTTGGTGAAAAGTTAACGCTTATCCGCCACCAGTTTGAGCGCGTGTTCCAGCACATTAATGTCTGCACCCGCTTTATGGGCATTTTCACTTAAATAACGCCGCCACTGCCGCGCGCCAGGAATACCCTGGAACAAGCCCAACATATGCCGGGTAATATGGCCGAGATACGTCCCCTGGCTGAGTTCACGCTCAATGTACGGATACATGGCGCGCACTACCGCCACCGGATCGGCATCGGTATCCGAGGAACCAAAGATCTCCCGGTCTACCGCCGCCAGAATACCCGGATTCTGATACGCCTCGCGCCCGACCATCACGCCATCCATATGTTGCAGGTGTGCTTTGGCCTCTTCCAGCGACTTGATACCACCGTTAATCGACATTGTCAGATGCGGAAAGTCACGCTTCAGTTGATACACACGCGGATAATCGAGCGGCGGGATTTCACGGTTTTCTTTCGGACTTAACCCCGAAAGCCAGGCTTTACGTGCGTGGATGATAAACATCTCACACTCGCCTTTGCCGGAAACGGTGTTGATGAAATCGCAGAGAAATTCATAGCTGTCCTGGTCATCGATGCCAATACGCGTTTTCACCGTCACTGGAATCGACACCACATCGCGCATCGCTTTCACGCAGTCGGCAACCAGCTGCGTATTACCCATCAGACACGCACCAAACATGCCGTTCTGCACCCGGTCAGACGGGCAGCCGACATTCAGGTTGATCTCATCATATCCACGCGCTTCTGCCAGCTTCGCACACTGTGCCAGCGCCGCCGGATCGCTACCGCCGAGTTGCAACGCTACCGGATGTTCTTCTTCACTGTACGCCAGGTAATCACCTTTACCGTGAATAATCGCCCCTGTGGTCACCATTTCGGTATACAGCAACGTATTGCGGGAAAGCAGACGCAAGAAATAGCGGCAATGTCTGTCCGTCCAGTCGAGCATAGGAGCAATGCTAAACCGAGAATTCCAGTAAACACCAGTTTTTTCAGGCATCACGCTGGTTTGATTAATTTTTTGTGCTTCATGATTATCGTGCATTTTTGAACATTTCAGGCTATTTTTCTCGCGTTAGGTTCCCGCACAGGTTCCCACGTTTTATGGGAACCCGAAATAACGAGGTCGTGTAATGGCGTACTATAACATAGAGAAACGACTAAAATCCGATGGCACACCACGCTATCGCTGTAATGTGATTATCAAAGAAAAAGGTGTTATCACTTACAGGGAAAGCAAAACATTCCCTAAACATGCTCATGCCAAAACATGGGGCACACAGAAAGTGATGGAATTAGATCTATATGGCATTCCATCATCAAATGCAGTTGACGGACTTACAGTCCGTGACTTACTACACAAATATTTAAATGACCCAAATGCCGGAGGTAAAGCAGGCCGTACTAAAAGATATGTGCTGGAACTGCTTATGGATAGTGACATATCCGCGATCAAACTATCTGAACTGACAGAAAATGACGTAATTGAACATTGCAGGCTAAGAAACAACGCTGGTGCAGGCCCAGCAACAGTCAGCCACGATGTTAGTTATCTTGGCAGTGTTCTGGATGCGGCAAAACCTGTATACGGAATCAATTACACATCAAACCCGGCGAAAAGCGCTCGTCCATATCTACTTAAACTCGGTTTGATTGGTAAATCAAACCGTCGTAATCGTAGACCAGCATCTGATGAACTTGACATGCTCATTGAAGGCCTTCAACAACGATCTACTCATAAATGCTCAAAAATTCCGTTCGTTGATATCCTCAAATTTTCTGTGTGGTCCTGTATGCGAATCGGAGAAGTATGCCGGTTACGATGGGAAGATCTCGACCAAGAACAAAAATCTATACTAGTAAGAGATAGGAAAGATCCACGTAAAAAGGAAGGTAACCATATGAAAGTTGCCTTGCTTGGGGAAGCCTGGGATATCGTCCAGCGACAACCAAAAAAATCAGAATTCATTTTTCCATATAACAGCACTTCTGTTACCGCAGGATTTCAGAGGGTAAGAAGCAAATTAGGTATTAAAGATCTGCGATATCATGATTTGCGTAGAGAAGGGGCAAGTCGCTTATTTGAGGCTGGTTTTAGTATTGAGGAAGTCGCTCAAGTTACAGGGCATCGTTCATTAAACGTGCTATGGCAGGTATATACCGAACTGTATCCGAAATCTTTACATAATCGTTTTGAAGAACTCCAAAAGAGCAGAAACAAGACCTCTTGACACTGTTTATTTATACAGATAAAAATAATACTGTATACAAACACAGTATAGAGGGATTTTTATGCGTATTGAAATCTGCATAGCCAAAGAGAAAATGACTAAAATGCCAAACGGTGCTGTGGATGCGTTAAAGGAAGAATTAACCCGACGCATCAGTAAACGTTATGACGATGTAGAGGTGATCGTAAAAGCCACCAGCAACGATGGCCTTTCTGTTACGCGCACCGCCGATAAAGATTCAGCTAAAACTTTTGTTCAGGAGACTCTGAAAGATACCTGGAAGTCTGCTGACGAGTGGTTTGTTCACTAATTAACACGTAAAATCGGTAACGGCTGGAAATCATTCAATACTCGCACTATCGAAAGTTCACCAGCCAACCGCAGCACGTCCTGCATACGTCGTGTCTGCGGTTTTTCTTTTTCGCTTACATTGTGTCTGGTTCTTCCGGCCACTCAATATCAGGTGCAGTTGATGTATCAACACGGTTCAGCAACACCCGATACTTTTTCTAGGCTTCCAGCAATGAGGTTTCTTCCTCCGTTGCAATTTCCAGATCTGCAGCATCCTGAAGTGGGGCGCACCACGCAAACATCACAAAATATTGTCGCTGCGATGAACCTGTACAATAAATAATGAATCACGGTACGTTTCTGTGTATAACGTACTGTAGTTTTCTTTACGATTTATAGCTGTACTGGTGAGCCATGAGTAATCTGAATCCATGCATGGCGTGTGGTGCCGTTGTGCATTTTCTGCGTCTCTTTTACTGGTCCGAAGCCGATGATGCTGAAGCAGTCCTCTCCTCTAGCCTCATCCCTGTATAGCACGCATCAAATAATCTGGGATATCATTTCGTAGTTTTACAATATCAATATCCGAATCGATATGTTTCTGGTAAAACTTGTCCGCAAGCAAGTTTGCTATGGTATCTGATGTACGATTTTTTACATCCCGGCTCATACCATCACAAAGAGCATCCATTTTCTTGCCAAAAGAAGCACTCCCCATTATTACATGATTAATAGAACTTTGTGCTGCCTTAACATCAAGGGTTAGTTGATTCTCCTGGCTCACAAGAAAAAAGACTCTTTGCCTCTCTTCAGTGGAAATTTTTGCATTTTTTTGAAAATAGTAATTATCAATCTCCTGGTTGATCACCCTTGAGGGATATACTATCCGTTCATCTTTTATCCACTCATCAATATCTTTAGTACTCTGCCTTCTCACCGTTTCCAGTATATTGCCGCTAAATTTGCGAACAGAAAAGCTAATAGTCCGTTCTCCAATTGAACATTTTACGACCTCATCATTCTTCCCTCGGAAAGAGTTCCTGAAGGAGTTCTCTTTATGGCAACTTATACCAAAAGAGCTGAAAGACATACCTGTAGTATTCATCGGCATTATAATGCCTTTTTATAAAAAAGTGTTTACAATATTGCATACTTGCGTTTATTGTAGCCAGAAAAAACATGCATGCAATAATATTCTATTAAAAATTGTATTGTTTTATTCACATATCATGAGCGGTATGTTGATTCTTGTTACCAATATAGTTCACAATATGGATTAAAAAGGATAATAATATGCCAGGCATATTAAATTTTTCTAATGGAAGTGTATTGCCGGAAAATGAGCTGGAGGCTTTACGACATATAGCAAGAAACAACCAGAATGACACTATTACTATAGGAGGCCGTAATATGAGGCTTCATTATATCCAGTTTATGGATGGTTTTAGTGTTGAGCCTATTCTTGGTGGACTTTGGGACCATCTTGGGGCAAGAGAGGCTCATCATCTCGCAGACCGCCTGACAAGACAACTTAACGGAGGTAACACTTTTCTGCAGGCATACAGCTTATATCTGGAGCAGAGGCAAGCTGCCCCGCTTGTGCAGGAAAGCGTCATAAAAACACTACTAGATCGAATAAATTCGAATGCATTTCCCGTTAGTTTACAAGACTTTTCCTGTACTGAGGAACATCTTAATTGTCCGATAACGCTACATATTCCTGAGACAGGTGTTTTTGTCAGAAATGCTCGAAATTCAGAAATATGTGCATTATATGATCAGGAAGCATTGACTGAACTTATCCTGCGTAACGCTCTCCCCCCCCTCAGCCGTGACCCCTTTGCTCCAGAAATGATTATAAGCAAAGACAAGTGTCATTTTAATATAACAAAACAATGTTTTTACGCATTACCCATATACCCACTTCAACAAAACAGTATTTAAAAATAAAAGCACAATATAAGAAGTATATTTTCAATAAGTTAATCACCATATAACAAACATATAGCGAGGAGACTATTTATGCCCAAAATATCATCAGTTGTATCATCATGTTACCATCTGTTCAGTGAACATCAACAACTTTCAAATGAAACAACAATGACGAACCCCGTCTCCAGAAGAATTGTTCATAAAGAATATGGTATATCTTTAAAATCCGTTCCTGTATGGTTGGCTACAGCTAAAACTCCCCTTGCTCTACTCAATGGCAGACATACAAGAAGTCACTCATTTATTATTGCAGGGACCCCAGGAATGGGAAGCAGGAGCGGAGCCCAATACTATGCCATAAACAGTGATGATAAACGCTCCCGAATAGACATTGACTCTTTGTTTTTAAAAAAGTTAAATAATGTGCGAAATCAAAATAAATTTCCAATCGATGTAAAAGAAACGGTTATAAAACTACAAGGGCAAAAATTCACATGCATTGAAGATTTTTATAAAAAGTATAATGAAACCAGGTTAAAGGCCAATACCAATATCCAACAAGAACAAATTGCAGATGAAGTAAAATCACTTACATATTTGATTCCTTCAGAAAAAAAAGAGATGTGGATATATAAAAACAATGGAAAAGATAATGCAAAACCAAACTTAGGAGAGCGAGACGTAAGAATGTTCGAAAATATTAGTTCTGATGATACAGATAAGATAACAGGAAGGAAATTTTCAGAGTTAGGTGAGTATCTTTATTCAGGAAATGTAATAAAACTCAGTCAGTTATCAATTCGTTACTTACCCAATATCAGCTCAATCTCATTAATAGAGACAAAACAGAGTTTGTTGCTACATCGATTGTATTCAGATGAAGTACTTCAGAGAAATGGAACGCTTATCCCGACACCACTACATGAAGAAAAATCAATTCCAGCTGACAATATAAAAACAATGCTCAACAACATACCGACTTACAAAATGTTACCGCCATTCACAGAAACACAAGGTAATTGTTCTTCTGGCGCAGCCACGTTTTTACGCAAATCAGGCGCCGAAGAAAAAGATATTCTTGCATGTAGCCCCCGAAATTATGGGCTGCATCATAACATAAAAACATGGGACCCCTTGGTTAGAAATTAAGGATCCAAATATTATATATTTCATATAAAGCAAGAAAAAAATATTGTCTGAATAATTGTTCAGACAATATATCCTTACATGGCACTATTATAATAAACTATTAATATAAAAACACACCAACAAAAAAAATTAAGCATCACTTGCAACAAAGGATTCTTTTTTTGAATCAAAGTGACATTCGTCTTTTCTCATAATCATTGATTCTGTTATAGGTTCTCGACTCAGAGGATGAGCTCCACCAGTTTCAACAAGTTGCACTAACGTGTCCTTATCATATAGAGAGCATATCTCAGCACCTTGTGAGTTTCTCATGAACACTCCATTCGCAGGTGTGTCCAGCGTTATCGGGCATGTCAAAAATGACTCCGGGCAAGAAAAGTGATTAGAATCCGTTCCAAATACACAAGAATTTATTTTTTCCATTAATATTTTATTACTTGTTTTATTTTCTCTGTGTTCTGCCATGACACTCTGAAAATAGTTATTAACACTCCTTAAAAAATCGACACCTCCATTTAATTGCCTTTCCAGAGCCACAGCCCTTCTCTCCATTCGATTCTCACGCCCCAATAGCCTATCCAGTAGATTTGCCCCTATATTTCCAGACACCTGTTATTAAATATTCATTCCAAACACAGGGAGTCATAACAAACATCCACCGGACATGACAACAAAAACCGGAGCCGGACTCCGGTTTTTGTGAAGCTGTCGACTATTTCATCCCGCCAATATTTTCCCACGTCCCGTCAGCACGCAGAATTTGCAGCGGTCTTACCACGCACTGTATCTGCTTTTTATCCGCATCCAGTATCACCACCTGCGTGATTACCCTGGCCTGCTCCGGGATAATGCCATTCTCATCTGACTCCAGAATGTCTGCCGGTCCCAGTCGCAGCTGTGCTGTAAGTAACTCCCCGTTTTCACGGTCATCATGCTTTCCGCAACCGCACAGACGCTGCATAAGTTTTTTAGTATGTTCATGTCATTCTCCTGTTCTGCCTGTATCACTGCCCACTTCATCCAGCCCCTTAACATCCTGCCACGGCCCGTCACCAAACCTGACCTGCAAATGCTGAAAAAAACCCTGAACCCGTGTGGCATCTTTGGGGGCAAGAAAGGTCAGTCCGGTGATGAGTGCGCCATCTGTATCCGGGAACCAGCCATGGCTGTTTGTCTCAATAATGTTTCCCGCCCCAGACGGAACCGTATTTGTGTCTCCCCCGGGTCGCCCTTCGGTCCCTGAGGACCCGCGGGCCCCGGTTCCCCCTTTGGCCCGGGAGGCCCCACCACGGTGGGGATTCGGTTTACGGCTTCTTCCGCCGCTATCCTGCTTTGTTCCGCTGACTGTGCGCTTTCTGCTGACTCCCGGGCTTTTTCTGTTGCGGTCGTTGCATCCCTGGCTGCATTACCGGCTGCACTTTCTGCCGTCTTTCTTGACAATTCAGCTTCTGCTGCACTTTGTGATGACTCACTGGCTTTTTGAGCGGCCGCAGAAGCCGAGGACGAGGACGCATCCTCTGACTTCTTTGCTGAGGCTGCACTTTCTGCCGCCTGCCGGGCTGACTCCGATGCCTCCCCTGCTGAAGTGTCAGCATTTGCCGCGCTCTCTTCTGCCTGACTGGCTGATATGCCGGCATTCCTCGCTGACGTCTCCGCCTCTCCGGCATTCTTCTTCGCCTCCTCAGCGTGACGCGCCACCTCTTCCACCATCAGTTCAAAACGGCGCAGTGCCTCCGGCCGGACGTCATCCTCCGACATGGCACCGAGAAAATCATTCAGCGTACCGGGTTGAGAATCTTCATACACGGTGATGGTCCCGGCATGTGACGGCGGGAATCCTTCCACCAACAGAATGACTCTGTACTGACCGTACTCAACGTCCATGCTGTAACGACCGGCTTCATCCGGATTTTCAGAGGCCACCGTGTTCACCACCACCGTGCTGCTGGTCCGTCTGGCTTTCAGTTGAATGGTGCAGTTCTCTACCGGTTTTCCTGTGCCGTCTTTCAGTACACCTGAAATCTTTACTGCCATATTCACCCCACAAAAAAGCCCGCCTGAACCGGCGGGCTGTCATAACACTGTGTTACCTGGCTAATCAGAATTTATAGCCGATACCCACGATGAAGCCGTCAGTGCGCCAGTCGCCACTGGCGGAACCTTCATAAGCAAGGTCAATAACCACCGTCTCTACGGGACTGAACTGAATCCCGGCATTCCAGGCCGGCGACAGATGACGCGCAGTATGGCCATCACTGGCGGTGGTGGTCTCCTTCACATACCCCGGTTTCACTTCATCACGCCGGTAATCCTGAACACTGTCAGACCAGCGGGTGTACGCCATCCCGGCCATGCCATAGAGACTGACCCGCTCACTGAGCTGCCAGACAGGGCCGGCCATCAGACTGACATAACGACCGCGCAGGCTTTCATAATGGAAGGTATTTTCACCCGTCTTCATCGTGTCACTTTTCTTCACCGATGCATAACTCAGCGCGACAATGCCGCCCAGGTGATCCGTGAACTCATAACGGTATTTCACATTAATCCCTTTTAAATCACCTGCACGCGCACCGGTACCGGACAATGCCGGTACGCCGCCCGGGTGAACCTGAGCATATCCCACGGAAAATGCACCGTGTCCGCTTTCAGCCTGTGCAGGAAAGGCAATTCCTGCCAGCAGGGTAGTAAACAATAATATCGTTGCGTATAAATGCCGCATGATTACCTCTTTGTTTTCAGTCAATAAAAAAGGCACCTCCTGAGGTGCCCGTCCGGGTTAATAAACCGTCAGCTGATACTGATCCCTGCCGTGGATTTTTTCATGACCACAACCAGTAAATCACTGATGTACGTTGTCGGCGTCCAGTTGTTCGCACCGGCCGACGACACATTAAACGTCAGGGTGACATGACCCCGCCCTGCCGGCATATCTATCACCGATGAGAACACCCGGCTGACATCCGTTGCCGGTTCATGGAAAATCTCAACCCCGTTCTTCAGCACCTGCAGCTTACAGGTGGAATACCAGTACGACTGCTGATTCGGGCTGTTGAAATTCTGGTGTTTCGTCCCGCGAAACAGCACCGGGGGAATGATGATCTGCCGGTCGAAGCCCTGGTCATCGTAAACTGTGACGGTTACCGTCCCGCTGGCATAACTGTTATTCCGGGGAAAGGCTTTCCCCACCGTCTTCACCAGGTCGCCTTCAATCTGGTTTGCAGACAGTTTCCCTCTGATGACACAGTTCTCGTTAATGGTGACATTATTGAGCGTGCCGGTATTCGCGGTAATTGCTCCGCTGATATCCGCGTTCCTGGCTGTCAGCTTCCCTTCCGGCGTCAGGGAAAACGTCGGGGGGTTGCCGGATGACGTGATACTCACCGCAAACAGTCGCTTCAGGAACACGTCGTTCATGAACAGCTGATTCCCCTGCGCCACAAATAACGGCGTGCTGTTGCCGCTCTCCGGATTTATCATCGCGATACGGTCAGCCAGCAGCAGTATGTTGCTCAGGGGCTGGCCATCAGTATCCTCAATCCCCGCTCCAATACCGGCAACATAGGGTATGCCATTTTTTGTATTCTGTACCTTCAGCATGTAAAGTGCAGCAAGGTCATCATTTGTGTCCTTCTGCACGCGCTGTATCTGCTGTATGGTGGCGCTCTGGTCCTCCAGCGTTTTACTGACCCTCTGTGTGATTTCATTGCGGGTTTCGGTGATGGAGGTCTTCATCTCCGCCATCTTATCCGCAAGCTGGCTGTTGTCTATCAGCTCCCACAGCCCCTGAGCCAGATGCAGTTTTCCTATTTTTTCCCGAAACAGCCCCAGATACCCTTCTGCATCATTGCTGGCCCGGCCACTGGCTTCCACAAAAGCAGATTTCCCCACCAGGTTGACGCTGCGCACGTAAAACCAGAAATCCTTCCCGGGCTTAATGTGCGGGCCGGATACACTCCACTGACTGCCGGTCCCCAGATAACGGGCAGAGGTTTCCACCTGAGATGTGTCTGCGATTTTTGCCTCCGAAAACCAGAATTCAAACTGTACCGTCGGGTCATATACAGCCAGTTTCGGGACCGCTGTTATCTGAAAATAGCCCGGCGTCAGCTCAATCGTGGCGGGTACCGCAGCGGCAATCCGGAACGATACCGATGCCGGATCGCCCTGCTGCCCCCACGCATTTACCGCCCGGACTGTCAGCCTGTAGCTCCCCGGCGCCAGTTGCGTGAAGCGGTATGTGGTTTCCGTCGTCCGGGCCGTGCTGACCAGCCGCTCACTGCCGTCATCCGCGACCACGGTCAGGCGAAGCATAAAGCTCACGCCCTTCACCACCTTCGGCGTGTCCCATTTCGCCTGCGCCAGATACTGACCGTCAGCTGCGCTCACCTCCACCGTCAGGTGCTGCACTGCCGGTGGGATGACGCTGTTCAGGGTGCCTGACAGTGGCTCAAAGCTGGCCCCGTTATCCACAATGGCTTCTTTTTCCGGTACGTGCTGCACCGCCGTGATGGCAAAGGTGCCGTCCGTGTTTTCCCGGATGGAGACACAGCGGAACAGGCGACGACGCAGTGACGGCAGGGAGAGTCCCCATACACCGTATGTCTCCACACCATCAGGCAGGGTGCTGACCTGTATCCGGTCCGGCGCGGGGTGTGCAGTGATGGCCACGCTCACCGGCTTACCGCTGCCGTTAATCAGGTTCACCGTGGCGGCACCTGTCTCCGGCAGGGTCACCTCACGGTCCAGTGTCAGGGTGCGGCTGGCGGCATCGATGGACAGGATACGTCCGCCGGTCATGGTCCCGGCATAGTCGTTATCACAGATTTCAATAATGTCACCGGGTGTGTGACGCAGCCCCTGTGACCCGAGCGTGAAATCCACCGTCTGCGTTTCCAGCAGTCCGGTCTTTATCACCCACAGCCCGGCACGGTGGGCCTGACCGCGACTGGTGCAACCGAACGCATCCATCTTCAGCAGGTTGCGCCCGTAGCGCAGTATGGCTTCCGGGTCTTCCACCAGTTCCGTGGAGGTCTGCCAGCCGTTCTGCGGGTCGGTGTAATTCACCTCCACCGCCGTGTGGCGGTCCTTCAGGGCGCTGAAGCTGTAGCGAAACCCCACGCCGTTATCATCCACCACCACATCGCAGTTGGTGTACGGCCACACCACATCCGACGGGCGGTCCTGAACGAACGTCAGCGTCTGGCCGTTCCATACCGGCATACAGCGCATCGCCGAGCAGAAATCACTGAGAACGTCCCACGCCTTACGCTGTTGTGCCAGGTACGCATTAAAGGTCATCCGCGGCTCGGTCCCCCCGAAACCATCCGGGACCGTCTGGTCGCAGTACTGCCCGATGGCATACAGCGCCCACTTGTCCACATCCGCCGCCCCCAGACGTTTTCCCATGCCGTAGCGCGGGTGAGTCAGCATGTCCCACAGACACCAGGCCGGGTTGTTGCTGTATGCCGGTTTCAGACTGCCGTCCCAGATACCACTGTACGTGCGTTTTTCCGGGTCATAGTTTGACGGCACCTGGATGATGCGACCGCGGATATGGTAGTTCACCGTCATCTGCTGGCCGCCGAACTGCTCCGCATCCACCTGCAGCCCCACAATGGCCGTGTTCGGGTAGCACTGTTTCACATCGATGATTTCGGTGTATGACGACCACAGCGTCTTATTCTGCAGCTGGTCCGTGGTGCTGTCCGCCGTCTCCCTGACCATCCGGATGTTAAAGGGCCGGGGAGGCAGATTATCCAGAATCACCGAGGCCAGGAACTGTGAGGTGGTCTTGCCGTTAATGGTGACGTCCTTTTCTGTCACCCAGTTACCGTTACGCTGTAACTGAATCAGCAGGCGGACGGATGCCGGGTTACGGTCACCCTTTGAGGTGGTCTCCACCAGTGACTGCACCCCGAAGGTAACCCGCAGGCGGTCAATGTTCGCGGACGTAATGGTGCGCGTCACCGGCTTTGCCTTCGTCACTTCCACGCCCAGTCCGGTTTCAGCTCCGGAGGACTCAAAGCCTTCCGGTGGTGTCTGCTCCTGCTCCCCGGCACGCCAGACCGCAGTCACACCGTGTATCACGGGATTACCGTCCGTGTCCGTCAGCGGGGTTTTGTTCACCAGGATACTCTGCAGTCCCTTCACCGGGCCTTCTATCGGTCCCTCACCAATCGCATCAATCACGCTCATCATCTGCGTGGACTTAAGATTGTCCTTTGCCTCTACCGGCGTGTGCCCCTTGCCGCCCCCTTTACCCACTCTGTCCCCCTCTCCTGTCTGATGTCTGAATCTGTTTATGCCAGAAAACAACAGGCACCCCGGAGGGTGCCTGTGTCATGACGGAATAAAATTTCTGAATTTCTTCACATTTTCTGTACGCCCCCGTGGCAGATATCATTCCCGGGCGTTACAGTTTTTTCGGGCCAATAAAAACAAAACTCCCTGTGGTTAATCTTCATTTTCTGTTCCCGCAGCCTTCGGTCACTGCGGGATTTTTTTATTCTTTTTACCTCTGCCGCCCGATAACCACCACCTTCCCGTCACCGCCTTCATCACGGGTACTGATGTCCTGGGAGATTCGCCGTGAGCCAACCAGCATTTCACCGTAAGGCACCGGCATCGGGTTCCCCTGTGCAATCATGTTATCCAGCGAGGAAAAGTACGTGTTCTGTCTGCCGTTATCCGTGCTTTTGTACTCCGGTACTTTAGCCTTCGGGGCCAGCATCTGAGCCACACCACCCAGTATCATGCTGGCCCCCAGTGAAAACAGCATCGTGGTGGCAGAAAAACCACCGGCTGCCAGGGCTGAACCCCATAACGCCATCGATGCCCCGGCAGTGAAGAAAGAGCCCACGATGGCTGCCGCCCCCAGCACAATCTGCAGTCCACCCTTTCCGGCCCCGGCCAGTCGCGGCACAATGTGGATGACCGTTCCCTCACCCAGCTGTTCGTGAAGACGGGCGTACACCGCCTCCGGTGCCGTGTCCTCACCGCGAATACGTATCTGGTACCAGCCTTCGTTCATCTGACGGCGGAATCCCGGCATCTGCAGCGACAGGGCACGGATGGCTTCCGCTGCCGTGTTCACGTACAGGCTGAGGCGGCGGCCAAATCGTTGCAAATCCCCGTGAAGGCAGATGCGTGCCAGTGGCGGTGACGCCAGACAGAATGCGTTCGTCGTTGCCATTTTTCAGAATACCTCTCCCGTTTACTCAGTTGTTCAGGCAGATGGTGAAGCAGTTCACCGTTGCCGCAGTAAATGGCGGCATGATTGGCCACCGATGCGCCAAAGCAGCACAGCAGGATATCGCCAGGCTGTGCGGAAGGCAGGGAAATCCTGTAAAAACCAGTCGCCTCCATATTGTCCAGGTACAGGTTCTGACCATTGCGCCACCAGTCATCCTCACGCTCAAAATCCGGCATATCAATTCCCGCCAGATGGTAGGCATCCCGGAACAGCGTGTAACAGTCCGTCACCCCGTGCTCAAAGCGCCGCCCGGTAAGATGCGGCACACAGCGGAACTTGTGAATCGCCCCCCGGCAGACCAGCCACCACGGCAAATCACTCTGCACCTGCAGCCGCCGGTCGGCCTCACTCAGCCAGGGCAGACCACCGGGGTGGCTGTGGACCAGCGCCACAATCTTACCCTGCATCTCTGCCTGCAGCCAGTCCTCCGGCGACATACGGAAATACGCCTCCGGCTCACCGGAAATATTCACGCCGGGAAAATATCTTTCCCCCTCCGGCGTTCTCACCACGAAGCCGCACGACTCCGCTGGCGCACATCGCCGGGCGTGCGCCAATATATTGCTATAGAGCATGAGAACTCCTGATAAAAAACCCAGCCGAAGCTGGGTCATTTCGTTGGCAATCTGTTAGTAGTGATGTAGTGAAGGAGGTAATTCTTTGTTCTTAAGCCTTACCCATGCGGAAAGATTCGTTGGTCCGTCTGGCTCATTAATATCAACATCTCGTGTGTGATTGATTAAAACGTCTCTCGCCATTCCAATAACATACGAGAACTCATGACCGTAGTTGTAACATCTGCCGGAATAGTTCGATTGAATTTGCTTTAGCGCTGGATACAATTCGCGGAATAATGCCTGTGAGCGGTTGGCATAATCCCATAGCCATACAAGGCTGTTTGCTTCTTTTGCGGAAAGCTCGTTGGTGCTCTTCTCTTGTTTGCCGATTAACTCTCCTTCAAGCGGAACGCGAGCAGCAAGGACAGAGCTTCGGTAAACTGCTCCTCGCTGATTTCTTTGTATGAACACCCAAAATGAGATTTCAGTGACGACCACATGGTGATCATCGCCTTCGCCTGTTTTTCTTTTGGCAGAGACTGACCGCGACTCATGACGAGTTGTTTAATGGCTTCCTGCTGTTCAGTGGTGATTTTCCCCGGCAATGCCTTTTTAGCTTTGCGCGGGTTAATCACATGGCCTTTAGTCCAGTACTCGTAGAGCACATCGTCACACTCTTCCTGATACTGGATTACCTTGTCGCGGATTTCAGGGCGGACTTTGTTTGGTTGAATGCTTGAAAGCCAAGCCGCAAATTTACGAAAGGCAAGACATGTCATTAACTGTTTACCGCCAGCAGAAGGTATTTCGATTTCCGAAATACCCTTGACAAACCTCTGTTTTAACTTAACAAATTGAGCAGCCCAAACCATCCCCATACCTTCAACAACAGGCTTCATAGGAACATAAGGCTCATTGTTAATTCCAACCAAAAAGAGATTTGTTCCGTGGAATGGAACATTGATTGTGCGATCTGCAATTGCTAAACTAGTCATATCAGTTTTCTCGTGGTTAACTGGTAATTTAGAAGCCTCAATGGTTGCAGCCATTGAGGCTTCGCTGTTTTTAGCGACCATTCGCCACCTCTTCCCTAACACCTTTTGCCAGCAAACGAACAATTGCAGAGTTCAGAGATATACAGTCCATTTCCGCCAGGCGGCGAAGGTCTTCATTCAGCCGTGATGGAAGGCGAAGGTTGAGTTTGATATTTTTGCGCTCAGTGAAAAGTGTATCTTGCATTATCTAATCTCCTTTATTTGGTGCCAAAGTGACGCCATGAAGGCCATAATGCCACTATTGAAATCGTATGGCAATATGGCACCATGATTTTTTTTGAGAGATTTGCAATGGCCGAAAAACAAGTAAAAGACTACGACAAGTTCAACCTCCGTTTTCCTGACGGAATGCGAGATGCTATAGCTGAACGAGCCAAACGAAACGGGCGCTCTATGAACTCAGAGATTGTTCAGATACTGGAAGATGCCTTGAATGCAGAAAATACACTCGGGGAAATAGCAGATAAAATTAACAGCGTCTCGGTTCCGCTAAATGTTGATGCGCTAGTTCAACTTCAAGCCCAGGTTATCGCCATGCAAAAAGAAATACAGGAAAAGTTCAGAGAGCAGAACGAAAAGTTGAGAGAACTACTAAATAAAAAACCCACCTGACGGTGGGCATAATCCATTACTGCGAAAGTTTATTAATGGAAAGGAAACCGCCAAAATTAGCCACCATGCCGCGCATCTCACACCCGCGCATGCACTTGCTGCATCTGTCCTTACGGATATCCGTGGTGGGTTTATCGAACTCATCCGCCACAGCCCCGCCCGTGTAACCACACTCATCAGAGCGGTAGGTCCACATACAGGTATTCGCCAGCATAATGCGACCGGGAAACAGCGCTCCGTCCGTCTCCGTCGGTGTCGCCAGCACAAACGAGGCCGTCATGGCCGTCAGCTCTGACATCTGCTCCACCACCCAGCGGTCGCTCAGCTCCTGCTCCGGGTCCGCTTCCGGATTGCCTGCCACAAAATTCAC